CACTACAAGCGTGTACGAGGTGGTGGATGCCTATAGTGAAGTTCTGCTCGGTTATTACATTAGCGACAATGAGGACTATATCGCCCAGTACCATGCTTTCCGCATGGCTATCCAAACGAGCCGGCACAAACCTTACGAGATCGTGTGCGACAACCAGGGCGGTCATAAGAAAAACGCGGCGTTGGGCCTTTTCTCGAAGATCAGCCGTATCCACCGCCCGACAGCCCCGTATAACGGCGAGTCCAAAACGATTGAGAACATTTTCTACCGCTTCCAGAGCCAGGTGTTGAAAAAACGTTTCAGTTTCACCGGGCAGAATATTACGGCAAAGAGAGAGACAAGCCGTCCGAACCTGGAATTCATCAACGCGAACATCGACTCCCTTCCCACACTGGAGGAGCTGAAGGAGCAGTATGCCGCTTCCCGTGAGCAGTGGAACTCAATGAAGCATCCGGTCACCGGCATCTCTCGTATGGAAATGTACAATACCAGCGTGAACGAGGCTACTGATACGGTAAGTGTGCCGGATATGGTGGAAATGTTCTGGTACACAACCGAAAAACCGTCTCTGTTCACCGCCAGCGGTATCGAGATCACGGTACGGGGAAAGAAATACCCCTACGAGGTTTTCTCCGCTCCCGGTGAGCCTGATCTGGAATGGCGCCGGCGTAACACCTACAAGAAGTTCTATGTCCAGTACGATCCTTATGACATGAGCAGCGTGCGCCTGCTGTACAAGGATAAGGGCGGAGCAATGCGTTTCGAGTGTGTGGCTTCGTTCCCGTTGATGATCCACCGTGCCCAGCAGGAGCAGACGGAGGACGAGAAACGTTTCATCCGCACCCAGCAAGAGGCCGTCATCAATGAGCGTATAAACCGTCAGGTCGTCGCCAAGGATATCGAGTATGAGCATGGTGTCGCACCGGAACAGAACGGTTTGCGTACTCCTGACTTGAAAGGGCTCGGCAAGGAAGCTCAACGCCAGATTGACCGCCGCACAAGAAAATACAGTCAGCCGCCCCGTCCTTCCATAGGTCGTGACATGAAAGTCATCAGCAACGTAACATGGGACAGTTTTGAGAAGAAGGAAGTGAGCATCCGTAAGGTGGTCGGAAAATTATAAGGAACAGATTTATAACAAGATAAAAATTATTGATTATGGAAATTACAATGAAAGAGAAAGACGCCATCAGCGAGAGCCTCCGGGCTTACGTGGCGAAGTATCCGAGCCAGACGAAAGCCGCGGGTAGTCTGAAGGGAGTCAGTGTGGGTACTGTGAGCAATATCCTGAACGGCCGTTATGAGAATATCAGCGACGAGATGTTCCGTAATGTCGCTTCGCAGGTCGGTGGTGTAAGCGCTACCGGCTGGCAGATTGTAGAGACCGGTGCTTACCAGGAGATCACGGCTGTGCTTTCCGATGCGCAGCGTTGGCGTAACGTCACATGGGTGACCGGTGAGGCCGGTTGTGGTAAGAGTACCACCGCCCGTGTTTACCTTCAGGAGCATAAGGAGGTTTTCTATATCCTCTGCTCCGAGGACATGAAGAAAGGTGACTTCGTTCGTGAGATTGCCCGCACGGTCGGAATCCGGACTGAAGGGTATAATATCCGTGAGGTATGGGGACTTATTTTGGATGACATCATCCAGATGGACGCACCCCTGCTGGTGTTCGATGAGGCGGACAAGCTGACCGAACCGGTGTTCCACTACTTTATCAGCCTGTACAATAAGCTGGAGGAGAAATGCGGTGTTGTGTTCTTGAGTACTGATTATATTGCCAAACGCATCAGTAACGGCCTGCGCTACCAGAAGCCTGGTTACAAGGAGTTCTACAGCCGTATAGGTCGGAAGTTCTATGAACTGGAACCCACGGATGTGAATGACGTGTTCGCGATCTGTTCCGCCAATGGGGTGACCGACAAGAGGGATATCGACAATGTGATAAAGGAGGCTTCGACATGTGACTTTGATTTGCGCCGTGTGAGGAAGTCCATTCACAAGGTAAAACGCATGACGGGGGAATGATTCCCGTTCAAATACCGTTCAAACGTAATTTAAAGGATATGGAAAACAAATTTGAATACCTGAGAATAGACGGCCGTAACCAGCTCCCCGCTCCCTGGAGTGATTATCCCGTTCTGACGGAATACGAGACGGTGACCGTTTACCGTAATGGACGCGACTATCTGGATGCCCTTGTGGGGCAGCAGGACGGCTGGTGGACCTCCGGCGTTCACATGGAGGTGGACGGTTCCGGCGGCGGTTTCAACCCGGGGCGCAAATGGGGACAGTTTGCCACCCGTGAGAACGCCCTTCTGTGGGCACTCGGCAGGATGCTCTGCCACGAGAAGCTGCGGGGTGCCGCACGGCAGGCCGTGCTTGACCGAATTGACAATATCCGACAACTAAGACTGTTCTGACTATGGAAGAAGAGAAAAAGGATAATAAAAAGGCCGGCATGAAGCGTGCCTTGAATGTCAGGGACATCTTGAACAAGAAGTATGACGTGTTCCCTTTCGAGGGGAAATGGAAGGACGCCTTCGACACTCCGGAAGTCCGGGGCTGCTGGTTCGTGTGGGGTAATAGCGGCAACGGAAAGACCTCCTTTGTGATGCAGCTCTGCAAGGAACTTTGCAAGTATGACCGTGTGGCGTTCAACTCCCTGGAGGAAGGAACTTCTTTGACAGTCCAGAATAACCTGCGGCGCTTTGGTATGGCCGAGGTAAGCCGCCATTTGGCGTTCATCAAGGAGGACATCCCCACCTTGAAGATCAGACTCCGACGTCATAAAAGTTTCAACATCGTGATTATTGACAGCTTCCAATACACACAGATGACGTATCGTGACTATATCCAGCTGAAGGAGGAGTTTCCGGACAAGCTGTTTGTTTTCATCAGCCATGCCCGCGGCAAAAATCCTAAAGGTGATGCGGCCACGAGTGTGATGTATGATGCAGATCTGAAGATATGGGTGGAGGGCTATGTCGCCTTCAGTAAGGGACGTTATCAGGGGTCCACAGGTGAATACACAATCTGGGAGAAGGGCGCCTATGACTATTGGAATGTGGCGGGGCCGAAACAGAAAGGGGGCCAGGCATGAGCAGGATAAAGAAACAGCTGGAGATCTGTCCTCCTGCCTATATGTGTAAAGGGACTAACCGCGAGAACTTCGTCAGTACCGGTCACAAGTGTGGTTACTGCAAGGGTAACGGCTGGTTCTGGGGAACGGAGGAAGGCAGCCGCGAGGATGTGCGGAAACCTTGTCCGGTCTGTGAAGGCAGTGGTGAACTGGATGCGGTTATAACAGTGGATTGGAAACCAACAAATAAATAATCATCATGGGAAAGAAGAAAACAATAGAGAACTGTGTGGGTACAGTTACTGTTTCCACCAGGATCCAGAACGGTGCCGTAACGACCACTTACCAGTTCAAGGCCGGTTTTGCCGCTCATGGCTGGACTGATAAAAGGGCTAAGGACGTTGTCCGGCAAATGAAGTCCGGTGTGAAAAATATGATTTTCGCGGATAAAGAACATTTCGGTATCACTGATACGTCCAAAGTGACATTTTACAGTGGTGTCAAGGTTCTTGAATGTGATTATATTCTTGAGAAATAACATATAATTAATTAACAATTAAAAATTACAGAAATGATTACAGAAAAACAGAAAGAGGCAGTAATGGAACTCTGCCGGTATGTGGAGAACTTTTGTAAGGAGAACGACCTTAGCGCTTTTATGAGCGTTGCGGCCAGTGAGGATCATCCGGACGGGCTTGAGCAGGTTGCGGGTTCAATCGTGACCGGCAAGGGTGACCATGTTGTGGGTTCCATATCTGGAACCGTCAAAACTGACAAACGTGTCTGCATGTTGCTGTCCATGGCGCTGATGCAGGCCCAGGTGAGAAAGGCGGATATCAATGTTATCCCGTTTTGGCGGGAAAATTTGAATTGATGAATGTAGCATAAACAGCCATGAGTGAGAATAACAACAAACAGAAACGTAAACGTGTTTGTCCGCATTGCGGCCGCAAGTTGTGGATGCGTGAATTTTATCCGCTGAAGAACGGAGGCCGGAGTTCCTGGTGTCATGAATGTGTGCTGGAATACAAACGGGAGCGGTACCGTAAGACCCGGAAGGTTCCCGATGGTACTTTCATGCACCGGACCCAGGGGCGGATTGTGGAGCATAACGGCTACTCGACGCGTATATTCTGGAACGGCAATATGCTTTCCATCATGCGTCGCCACTATCACAATACCCTCAACCGGGAGCTGGCTGAAATGCTCGGTGTTTCCGAACGCAGTGTCACCCGGAAGGCCCGAGAGATGGGACTGGAAAAGGACAAAGGTTTTGTAGCCTCCCTTAGCCGGGAACATCTGTTGCTGGCAAACGCGAGAAGTAAGGAACTGGGATATCCGGGCGGCTTCACCAAGGGGATGAAGTTTCGGGGAAACCAATACACCGGAAGGATAAGAGTTGAATAACCTGTAACACTTCAATATTATGAGCAATATATTCAAGAAATTCGAAGGTCTGAAGGTCCGTGTGCAAATCGTGAACGGTTTCGGTCTTCCGGTTGACCGCCAAGGTTACGTGGAGGTTGAGGAGAACTGGGCTTATCTTTACGAGAAAGGACAGAAAGGAAACAGATACATTATGGCGATCAACACCAACAGGAACAGTGTGGTGTCGGTTGAAGTGATTCACCAGAAACGGAATGTGGATAGCCGAACCTCTGGTGAATCAGAAGGAAAGTTCCAAAATGATACCTACCAAAAAGGTGTCATTTCTCTGGGAAAATGACATTCAGATTGAATTGCGCTACATAGCCGCAGTTTTGGCAATATCCGACAATGACAGGGATAAAATTGATGCCATTATCAGCTTTTAATTGCATCCCTTCCCGTTGGAACGATAAAATTTGAGACTCACCTTTACCGAAAATAAAGTTTGTTCTTTGTTTGCACATGGGACATTCGTACGGTGAACATTTCTTGTTGATCTCGGCCAAAATGGCATTAGCATTTTCTTCTGTAAATTTCATAATTGTAAAATTTAAAAGTGACAGACAAAAATAATGAATCAGGGTACGTTCTCCGGCATAATTGTAAAAGTTTTAAGTGACGTTTTAACTTCTTTTTGGAGGCGTACCCTTTTTAAAGGGATAACTTAAAACCGACATAGCCATGCAGATAGACATCAACAGCCGCAAGCAATTGAACAAACCCGAGAATTACTCGGCGTTTTACAGCCTTTTGAACCGCCTTCCGACATCCGATCGTGATGCGCTGAAGGAAAGCATCGTTTCCCAGTACACGGAGGGACGTACCACGAGTCTGCGTGACATGACGCTGAAGGAATACAGTGCCGCCGTGGCCGCCATGCAGAAGCTGGTACCGCCCACTTACCAGGAACAGCTCCGGAAGATTCTCCGCCAAAAGCGCTCCGCGGTATTGCACCAGATGCAGTTGTTGGGTATTGATACGGCAGATTGGGGCAAGGTGAATACTTTCTGCCTGGACAGCCGTATCGCCGGCAAGGAGTTCCGTGAACTTGACTGTGAGGCGCTGGACACATTGCAGGTGAAGCTGCGTGCCATTCGCCGTAAACGTGAGAATAAACAACAATAATAACCATCAAATTTTTTAGTTATGGACTTAAAAGAACAGTTAAAGAGCTTGTCCGCACAGGACAGAAAAGAACTGCTGAAACAGCTCCAGCAGGAAGAGAAGGAAAACAAGCGTAACCGGCGCGACGCCTATGAGGGCCTTCGTGCGCAGTTCATGCTTGAAGTGAAGAACAAGCTGCTCCCGGTTGTGGATGATGTGAAAGCGTTCCGCGACTGGGTGGAGAAAGAAGCCGCCGCCTTCCGTGCGGTGATGCGTGAATACGGCCAGCTCCGCAAGGACGAGCAGGCGAGTTTCACCATCGTGGACGGTGACATGAAGCTGGAGGTGAGAAGCAACAAGGTGAAGAGCTTCGACGAGCGTGCCGATCTTGCCGCCGAGCGCCTGGTGGACTACCTGAAGCGTTATGCCATGGGGCGCGAGTTGGGTACCGATGATCCGATGTACCAGCTCGGCATGACGATGATCGAGCGTAACCGCCAGGGTGACCTGGACTACAAGTCGGTGAGCAAACTGTACGAGTTGGAGGACCGTTTCGATAGCGAGTACACCGAAATCATGGACCTCTTCCGCGAAAGTAACGTAGTGTACAAGACCGCAGTGAATTATTATTTCCACAAACGTGACGAGAACGGTGTCTGGCATCGTATCGAGCCTTCATTCTGCCGGTTGTAATTATGGAAAAGACGAAGAATATCGCGCCACATGTCATGGCCTGCAAGCGTTGTGAAGGCAAGGGACGTGTCTTTTATCCGGATCAGGGAGGGGCTCCTTCATCTGCCACATGCCCGGTCTGCAAGGGTAGCGGACGGGTGAAGGTGCAAAGCAAGGTGATTACCCGCATCGAGCCGTTTGTTCCGGGTGAGGATGACACCGAACTGATGACCATGTGATTTTGTTCACACTCTAAACAGAAAACGCCGCATTCATATACGATGCGGCGTTTTTTTATCTATAATGACCGGTTAAATGCCTAATTTTGCAGCAAGTATCCCACAATTATGGCCAAAGGACGAGACAAGAACCTGATAGAACTCCGTGATGAAGCCCTGTGCCGCCGTTACTATTACTGGACGGAGGTACAGCGCCTGCGCTTTGATGACGCCCTGAAAGTGTTGTCCCAGCAGGAATTTTTCATTTCCGAGGAACGTATCATGTCCATTATCCGGCGCAAATGCCGGGAACTGAAGGATCTGGAAGTGAAACCCGTCCCGAAGGTGAAGAAGCCCCGCCTGACAGCCGTCCAGCTTTCGCTCTTTACCGGAGAATAAACCTCGCCGCACTTTCCTGCATTGCGGATTCGTCATGCAACGTGAAGGAATATACGGTTTCATACACCTTGATGTTTCCGGGCAGGGAATAGTCCCGGTTCTTCACCCTGACCAGCGGGCTGGCTTCTTCCGAGCACTGGAATCCCTGGAGTATCCTATACAGTTCCTTTGCCTTCTGCTGGCGTTCCTTTACTTTATCATAGGTACCTGAAGTGTAGTGCGTGTCGTCGTAACAGTCGATGGCCAGGCGTATGGTGATGAGTGACTCGCTTTTCTGTACCCCGTACCCGAGGTCGTTCCAGTCCGATTCGGTGTTTCCGATCAGCACACAGGGGAACGTGACCGGATAGCTGTCCTCTTCCGCCCCTGCTTCAAGTTGTCCGTAATCCTCGTCTATATAGGAGAGTTCCGGCATCTTTCCGGCGATGCGTTCCATGATCGCGATGAATATTTCTTCCATGTCTTTATAAATTTAGAATGTTTCTGATTTCGTTTTCTGTCTTTTCCGTTATCCTGTCGGACAGTTCGCTGCTTTCCCCGATGAACTGTCGCTGTGGTATGCGTATCCGGAGTTTTTTCTTTTTGGTGAGCGCCAGTCTTTTCCATTTCAGTGCCTCCGGGCTCTCCTGCGGTTCATTGCTTGCGGCAGAACCCTTCTTTTTGCCCTTTCTTTTGCCTGTGGCGGCTTTTTTAGCCTTGCCTGAAGCCTGGTAATACTTCGCCCACGCAAAGCGCCGCATTCGTGGCGTAACGGTCGGATGCACTTCCCCTCCCCAGTTGTTGACGGGGGCGTATATGAGGTCGTTGGCCACTCTCACCCGGTAGTCCCCCGGCACGTACTTGACAGAGCTGAAGAGGTGGTTCCTCCCGGATAGCAGCGTCCCGTACTGCCCTGCCGCATCGGTCCGTCCCGAGGACAGCCTTTTCGCTTTCGGCCACGGGTGTAATCCACCGTTTACGAAACCTTCCCGGCGGAAATTGTCCTGGAAATGGTCTTTTGCCATTCGTCCGGCTATGACCGGCATCTTCCGTTTCATCAGGTCATCCAGTTCCTTGCGCTTGGCTTTTATCAGCTTTGAATATTCTTTTATGTCCATAAATGACTGATTTAAAAAAATAATTTTATACTTTTGCAGACAAGGCGTTTTATGTGCCTTTTTGCGTTATGGAAATACCTAAACAAGTGTCGGAATTAGCAAACAGTAACGGTTACAACTCCGTTGTCTTATCAGCCAGTTCCCCTGAGGGAAGCATCTATTCCGTGGGGTGTGTTGATGGGAATGGTTTTGAGTTGCCTGTCGGTCTTCCCGCCTTTATTCTGTTCGACGGCCGGTCCTGCCGTCTGATGGACGGTGAGGAGGGGCTGGCACTTTCTTCCCGTTTATTTGGTGATGAATAGTCCCATGATTTTGGGATTTACCAGTTTGTTGTCTATTCTTATCACTCCCACG